AAATTTGCTTAGAATGCGAAAAAGATTTATCAAAAGAAGGGGGGATTGCCGTTAGAATGGATGAAATTGATACCATGGATGAAATTGATACCGCGGATGAAATTCATCAAAAAAATGCATATTTATTTTGTAGTCGTTGTTGGTATAAAAATGATAAAATAACATATGTGGATAAACAATATTATGTATTCCCCATGACAAATGGTTATCATTTTGATAAATTATATGATAATGTATATATTATGGACTATGATGATTTTATTCAATTACTATCAAATAGTCTACTTTTTAGTAAAAATTATGAGCAGCTGTATGATGAACTCAATATTACAATAAAGCCAAAAAAAATAATTATTTTAAATAGCTCTATTAATATATTAATGAGTCAAATATGGGCATCAATAAACTCACTTGAGGTCATTGTATTAAAAATGACGCATTCTTTTATTATCTAAATTTGCATATATTTATCTAAATTTATCTAAATTTGCATATATTTATATATATTTATATATATATATTTATATATTTACAATTGAGCCTATAATATTATTATCATTTGCAGGCAAATAAGTTGTTGAAGGCGGCGTATATGCGGGCGGCGTATATGCGGGCGGCGTATATGCGGGCGGCGTGTATGTGGGCGGCGTGTATGTGGAATATGCGGAAGGCTGTAAATTATCATCTAATTGAAAAGTTACTTTCTTTTTTTGATAGATATCTATAAAATCATTTTTATTTCGGGGTTTAGTATTTGCGGATAATATTACTAATAATAAAGAAAGAACTAATAATACGATTATTAATACAATAAATACAATATTACTTGAGGACATTGTCGTCATTTTTTAATTTAAAAAAAAATATAAATTTATATATATTTATATAAATATATAGTAATTAAATAATAATATTTTTTAACAATTAAAAAATGAAGACAATGTCTTCAAATAGAATGATATATAATATATTCAATTAATAATTCTTTTTTTATTAAAAATAAAAAACATCCATTTTGTTTGCATTTTTCCAATATTTTTTCTGTAATATTACTAATGGCGGGTAATTCTTCTATTTTTTTATTAGAAATATAGTCATTTATTTCATATAATTTATTAGTTAAATCAATTTCAGTATTAAAGGTAAAGTGGTCATATATATTACTAAGCAGCTCTACAAAATCATTTTTATTAATATTTGGAATGATTGGTTTTTTACTTGATTTAAAATGTTTTGCATATCTAGATATCCAAAGTTTTGCAACATTTTCTATATGTTTTGCTTTATTATTACCCACACACTCACACATTTCTATGCAATCACAAACAATTATGTATTTATATAAATCATTAACAGGGATGCTCTGATTTAAAGCAATAAAGGCATTTACAATTTCTCTTTTTAATGGAAAAAGTCTAATGCTAATTAATATGGTGGCCTCTCTTAATGGCGATAGTGTATGATTAAATTGTTCATATTTAATAATATGATTTTGCAATGCGGTCATCCTATGAAATCCATCATAAATTTCTAAGGTTGGCTCTTTAATATTTTGTGTTGAACGACAATATGCAAAATATAATAACCAGTCGATAGAATTATTCTCTAATATATATTTTTCAAGATCAATAACTCTATCTGGGTCAATAAGAGACCTATTATGATTCCAATTAATCCACCCAAAATTAATAAGGTCTCCTATTTTACACACACCAGAATAATGACCTTCCTTATATTGTATAGTAATATTTATTGGCAAATGTTTTTTTTTAATATTGGGGCTTAATATTAATAAATTTGATGACTCATCTAATATAAATTCAGGCGACGCCATAAAAATAAATATATTGCTAAAAACGTTATATAAATATAAAGTTATATAAATATAAAGTTATATAAATATAAAGTTATATAAATATAATTCAAATATGGCAACATCAAATAAATTATTTTCTTTTTTTAAATTTAATAATGAAATGTGCAAAATAAATACTTTAAGGCCACAATCAAGCCTTAGCTGTTCTGGAATTGGTTTTCCAGATTATAATTATGATAAATTTATTAATGTTAAATCTCCATTTTTAAAAAAAATAAATTCTTCCCCTGAAGCAGGCACCTCTAAAATTCCCACAGGCGCAGCTGCCGATAATATTCCCACAGGCGCAGCTGCCGATAATATTCCCACAGGCGCAACTGCCGATAATATTCCCACAGGCGCAGCTGCCGATAATATTCCCACAGTTGAAGCAATAGCGGTTGAATATGCAACAGTTGCAGAAACAGTTGCAGAAACAGTTGAAGGCGTCAATATTTTAAAAAAATATAAAAAAAAAAAAATTACACCAACTATTAAAAAACATATATGGAATACATATATTGGACATGATATTTTAAAACATAAATGTTTTTGCTGTAAAAAAACAACAATTCAAATAAATGAGTTTGAGGCTGGGCATGTATTGAGTGAAGCTAATGGTGGCACATGTGAAATGTCAAATTTTAGACCAATATGCAGAAACTGTAATTTGTCTATGGGGTCTATGCATATGGAAGATTATGTAAAAAAATATGGACTATATATATAATATTATGGACTTGTCTCTTGACTTGTCTCTTGACTTGTCTCTTGACTTGTCTCTTGACTTGTCTCTTGACTTGTCTCTTGACTTGTCTCTTGACTTGTCTCTTGACTTGTCTCAGCGACTATATTATTTTTGTCATTTATTTTATTATTTAATAATTCATCTAGTTTAGATGACATCTTTTCCACTTGATTAAAAATCATTTCTATTTTATAATTCATTGAATCTATAGTATCTTTGTTTAAATCATTACTAATTGTAATTGAACACACTTCATCATAAATCAAATTAGTTGCATCTGATATTGAATTTAGCACCATTTTATCATTAGTCTCATACTCTGCATCAAATTCAGTAGGCATCATATCAGGGGTCATCATATCAGGTGCCATCATATTAGCACTCATCATTGTTTTTAACATGTCTATCATGCTTTGGTGCGATTGTGTTTCATCTAAATTACTTTCCATTTGACTTTCCATTTGACTTTCCATTTGATTTAAATCTGCCATTTGATTTAAATCTGCCATTTGCTATTATTTAATATTGATATTATTTAATATTGATATTATATAATATAAATATTAATTAATTTTAAATTTATGCCCACAAATAGTACACTTACATGATATAGTTGGCGATTCATCAGATGATCTGAATTGTCTTACCTCATATTCACACTCCCTTTTATGGCATTTTGGGCACTTATATAAATTAGATGTCTTTTTATCTATTTTTTGTCTTAATCTTAATTCAATTAAATTTTTCTCTTTTTCTTGAGAAATTGGGCATATTTCTTTTTCAGATAAATATCCAATATTATCGATATCAATTTCTTTTTTTAAAATTTTATTCATTAAAACATTACCATATTGTATTGAAGTTTGTGAATTTTTTTTTAATAATTTTAAGAAAATGCCACATTTAAAATTATAAATTCTTATAAATTCTGAAGATTTCCAATTTCTTGGAGGAGAATTATTAGATTCTCTGCAATCAGATATAATTGCATTGTAGCATGATTTTTCTATCGTTTTGGCAAGTTCTATTAATTCATCATAATTGTTTTTAAATTCTTCATATTCATATATGTATTCAATGAATTTAGACCTAATAATATTTCTTGGGTCTGTTACATATTGATTATTTATGACTGCATTCAATTGCTCATCATTAAAAACTATATTAATAATTTCAAATGCACTCATTTTATTCGTTAAATATAAATACCCTATTATATCTGTATGAAATAGAGATATTCTTACGGTCAACACATTAATAATTGATTGTAAGATATTATCTAATATTTGTATCGTCATCATTTGTTTTTTTATTGGTTTATATAATTTTATAATTTCTTGATTAAGTTCGTTTTGTTTTTCATTTATATATGTAATATCACATATTTGATATTTTGTATTATAGTTTAATAGGGAAATATAGAGAGCATTCATCATTATATGGTTAATTATAATATACTATATATTGTATATAAGTATATTCAATTTTAATATAATATCTTGTATTGAATATATAAGATTATTATAATATAGTATATATTATATAGCGTATATATACGACTATAATGTATATTATAAGTTATGTATTTATTACATAAAATATATGTATTTATTACATAAAATATATTTTATATATCTTATAATGCAGTTTGTCATATAAGAAAGCGTAGTGGTGTACAGGTTGTATATAAAATATATATTTAATAGTAAAAATATAAATAATATTATTTACTTATTCTTTTTTTTGGCTTAAATAATTTGTTTTGTTTTTTGGCTTAAATAATATTGATTATTCGTACCAATATTGATTATTTTGTTGATTACAATATTGTCTATTATTAGTAATACCATATTGGCAATACTGTTGCTCAGTACAACGGCCGTATTCAGTATGATTACTTCCAAATATGGTATTATTTGTAGGTGGTGATGGGCACTTGATATTACATGCAGTTCTAGCATTATTAATACCATATGGACATGATAATCGCACAGTACAATTTCCTTTATTAGTATGGACATTTCCATATATAGCATTATTTGTAGGTGGTGATGGGCAATATATATTGCAACCAGTTTGATTTGAATTAATACCATATGAGCAAACCTATATTGCAACCAGTTTGATTTGAATTAATACCATATGAGCAAACCTGTTGCACAGTACAACGACCGGCTGCAGTATGGTTATTTCCAAATATTTCATAATTATTTGTAGGTGGTGATGGGCACTTCATATTACATGCCGTTTTATTTGCATTAATACTATATTGACATGATAATTGCACAGTACAATTTCCTTTATTAGTATGATTATTTCCATATATGAAATTTTTTGTAGAGGGTGATGGGCACTGCATATTACATGCAGTTTTATTTGCATTAATACCAGATGGGCATGATAATTTTACCGTACAATTTCCTTTATTAGTATGACTTGAGCCATATTTTTTATAATATGTTGTTGGTGATGGGCATTGTATATTGCAATCCGTTTTATTTACATTAACACCAAATGGACATGATAATTGCACAGTACAACTTCCTTCATTATTATGATTTGGGCCATATTTTCTATAATATGTTGTTGCTAATGGACATTTCATATTGCAACCAGTTTTATTTGCATTAACAACACTATGTGTACATGATAATTGCACAGTGCAATTTCCTTTATTAGTATTATTATTTCCATATACGACATTTTTTGTAGAGGGGGTTGGGCATAAAGTATTACAGGCAGTTTTATTTGCATTAATACCATATTGACATGATAATTTCACAGTGCAAGCCCCTTTATTAGTATGGTTATTTCCATATATGACATTTTTTGTAGAGGGTATTGGGCACTGCATATTGCATGCAGTTTTATTTGCATTAATACCATATGAACACGATAATTTCACAGTACAATTTCCTTTATTAGTATGATAACTTCCATATATAACATTTTTTGTAGAGGGTATTGGGCATAAAGTATGACAGGCTGTTTTATTTGCATTAATACCATATGGGCATGACAATTGCACAGTACAAGTTCCTTTATTAGTATGATTATTTCCATATATGACATTTTTTGTAGAGAGGGCTGGGCATAAAGTATTACAGGCAGTTCCATTTATATTAACACCATATTGACAATTTTTTGTTGTGGTACAAACCCCATTAATTATTTTTTTTATTTTATATGCAGTATTCACACAAGTGGCGGCGGCAGGTGTATTATTTACTGGGGCAGCATTGCAAGCAGTCCCATTAAAATTTACTCCATATTGACATGATGTTGTAAAACATATACCATTTACCATTTTTTTTATTTTATATGCAGTATTCACACAAGTGGCGGCGGCAGGTGTATTATTTACTGGGGCGGCAGGTACAGGTGCAGGTACAGGTGCAGGTGCAGGTGCAGGTGCGGGTGCAGGTGTATTATTTACTGGAGCTGCATTACAAGCAGTCCCATTAGGATTTACTCCATATTGACATGACGTTGTAAAACATATACCATTTACCATTTTTTTTATTTTATATGCAGTATTCACACAAGTGGCTACAGGTGTATTATTTACTGGGGCGGCATTGCAAGCAGTCCCATTAGGATTTACTCCATATTGACAATTTTGTGTTGTGGTACAAACCCCATTAATTATCTTTTTTATTTTATATGCAGTATTCACACAAGTGGCTACAGGTGTATTATTTACTGGGGCGGCATTACAAGCAGTCCCATTTGCATTAACACCATATAGGCAATTTTGTGTTGTGGTACAAACACCATTTACCATTTTTTTTATTTTATATGTGGTATTACTACATTGTGATTTTTTGAATAAATTAGTTATTACTCCAAAATTAATAACATTAAATACATAACATAAAACTAGTATTATAATAATTGCTGCAATAATGCATCCTATAATTATTCCAATTAATTCAGGTGTTGATAAGTGTACTTTTATAATATGGGGAGCCATTATTAGTGGTTGCGGTATGAACGGTTGCGGTTGCGGTTGCGGTATGAACGGTTGCGGTTGCGGTATTAGTGGTTGCTGTATTAGCGGCTGTGTATCTAATGATGCTGTTGTATATTGCATTATATTTTGTGTTGTATCATCAGTTGTACCATCAGTTGTACCATCAGTTATATCATCAGTTGTATCATTGTTTGTATTATTGTTTGTATCATTGTTTATATCATTATTTGTATCATTATCAGTTGTATTATTGGTTGTACCATCAGTT